TACAACGATTTTGCTTCTATCGGACAAGTAAGAGAGTGGACATTTGAAATTGAAAGAGCTGAGATTGATGTAACTACAATTGGTCAAGCTCCTGGTCAATACGTTCCATTTAGAAAGTACATCGCTGGATTTGGTGATGGTTCTGGTACTGCTTCTACATATATGACAAACGAAGATGCAGCTCTATCAAACAGATTGGTAGAAGACGTTCTTCAACGTCAGCAAGTTGGTGCAGCGTTTAAACTTTATACAGACCGTGTATTTAGTGGTGGAAACGTTAGTGACACTCTTAGTCGCTCAATCAGCTTTGACGCAACATTAACTTCTGCAAGTTTTAGTGTTAACCCTGATGATGCTCAAGAAGTATCAGTTAACTTCCGTCCAGCAGGAGTTCCCACATTCGACCTAAGTTCTACATAATAGTAACGGAATCGGAATGTTCCACTAACCCTGTTTCTTGCAGGGTTTTTTATTGACTATTGAGCTATAGTAATAGCACATAAATAATTACTATGGCTACCAGTTCTAGATCGCTTCGTGCAATAGACCGTTTAAAAAAGGCTGCAAACTTAGATGCTACAAAGAAAGAAGTTGAATTATCTGATGGAACCATATTTGAATTATGGGTAACGCCTTTAACAATGGCAGAAAGAGAAAGGGCACAAAAAGGAGCCAAATCTGATGATGCAAACGAGTTTGCTCTTCGCTTACTTCTGACAAAAGCTCAAGATGAAAATGGCGAGAGATTATTTACTCTTGGAGAAATTGATGTGCTTAAAAATGAAGTCAGAGACGCTGATTTACAGGCTTTAATGTTGGCTATTATTAATGACGATCAGGAGCCAATAGACCCAAAACTTTAAGCCAAGAACTGAGGAAAGATAACTTAATGATGCTGCAATTCAGCATCGCTAAAGAACTAGGAAAATCTTTAGTAGAAATCAGGCAACTTTCCTTAGAAGAAATTCTTGGCTGGAGTTCCTATTTTCAAGTTTTAAACGAAGACCAGCAGAAAGAAATAGATAGAGCGAAGAGACTCCGCTAGACTGTTGCGTAGTGCTTGGGTTAAAACATCGTGGCCTATAAAGCCGATATAAATATTGCTGTAAAAGGCACTAGAGAATTAGACCTTTTATCTAAAAGATTAGAATCTAGTGCAAGGCAGATAGATAATATTCAGAAGAAGTTAGTTAATTGGGCACAGGTAACAAAGTCTAGTGTTGTTCCGTCTTTAGATAACTTAAATAGAGCTTTAAGCGCAGCATCAAATAATTTTGATAAGAGTGTAATGGGTACTAAAGCTGCTACAACCGCAGCTAATAACTTAGTAACAGCAGAAAGAGCAGTAAATAAGGAATTAAGGGAGCGAGCAGATCTCCTGGGTCGTATTAGAGAAAACCAGAGAATTGCTGGCCTTGCTAAGTCAGGAATAAGGGAAAAGACACAGTATTCGGGTCCAATTGGGCCTGGTGCTGCATCTGGTGTACTTGGAGGCCAAAGTGCTCCTGTAGACGAAAGGATACAAAGAAGTTTACAAACACGAAGAGATGAGGAGGAGTTACAAAGGGCTCTTCAAAAGATGGAGCTTAAGAGTGTAGATACACAAAATAAACTGTTAAATGCAAGGGCTAAAAAGTTAGTTCTGATAAGAGAAGAGGTAGCTAAAGGAAAGGTATTAGAAAGAATGAGGCAGCAAAGGAGAGCTGGTTCTGGATTTAGAGATTTCAGTATTAATGCAGAGCGATTTGGTGCTCCGAGTTCCCCGATTATGCAGGGGCCACAGGTATCTTCTGCTTATCAAGAATCTTTTTTGCAGGAAAAGAAGAGACAAACAAGATTAGATAGGCAGTTAAGAGTAACTAGAGGTAGAAGGAAACAACAGCAAATGCAGGGTGCTTCTGCTAATGCCCTTATCGGTGGTGCGTTCCCTCTCTTATTTGGTCAAGGTCCAGGTGCAGCATTAGGTGGTGCTGCTGGTGGTTTTGGTGGTGGAATGATGGGAGGTCAGTTTGGTTTTGCTCTATCCCTAGTCGGTACAAATATTGGTGCTGCAATTGATTCTTTAGTTACAGGGGCAAAAGAGTTAGGTGTAGCGTTAAACCCTCTAACAGCAGATTTAACAGCACTTACTAAAGCTGCTGGACTTGCAGGGACAGTAGATGCCAACAGAATAAATCTTATTGAACAGGTAAGGGGTAAACAGGAAGCTTTAAACGCAGCACTTAGAGAGATGACGAGTGTTGTAGGTGAAAAAGGAGTACAAGCCCTACAAAAATTGGGTGAACAGACAACAGCGTTAACAAATGCCTGGAATAAATTTATGACAGGTGTTTTTGCTTCTATTGCTGAAGCATTAAATAAATCAGGTTTAACAGATAAATTAACTAACTTATTAAACAATTTAAGTGGAGCAGACAGTGGTTTAGCTTTTGCAGGATCAAGTAATGCTAGTTCGGAATTACAAGGCAGAGTTACACAGCTAAATTCTGTGGATAAGCGAATAGCAGCTTTAGAGTCAAACTTAGGTGTGGGAGGGAACGCTAGTGGAAGTGTTAACTCTCAGCAGATAGCGAAAACGAGGTTAGGCGAAGAAGAGTACAATATACAGTTGAAAAAACTAGAAGCCCTTAGACGAGAGAGTGATCTAGTGAAACAAATTATTGCTGAAAAGGCAAATATCGAGCAGATACAACACAATGCTTTAGAAACGCAAAAGATAATAAATGAAGCAGCTTTCGGAGCTATGGAAAAAGAAAATTTAGTTGCTAAAGATACTATGCAAGTAGGAGCAGCTAGAGCAGAACTAAACGAAAAGATTAGGAAAGCACAGGATGAGTACTTAAAGATATTACAAAAGGTTGATCCAACAATTAAGCAGATAAGTGCTGAAGAGGCTAAGAGAGTAAAAGACGCTGTAGAACTAAATGATGAATTAACACGTACAGCAGCTTTGTCTGAGCAATTAAGAACAACCTTTACAGACGGATTGGCGAGTGGAATAGAAGGATTGATTACAGGAACTAAGACTTTAAAAGAATCTCTTGCGGGTATTTTGAGAGATTTTGGAAGTATCTTGCTTAGAACAGGTTTAAAAAATGCAATGCCTGGCTTTGGTAGCTTTTTCGGTTTAGGAAGTGCGGAGGGTAATTATTTAGCGAATGGTATTAGGCCGTTTGCTTCTGGTGGAATGGTGACACGACCCACAATGGGACTCGTAGGAGAAGCAGGAGAAGATGAGTACGTCATACCAGCCTCTAAGATGGCTCAGTCAATGCAACGGTATTCTTCAGGAGCCAGGGGCCAATCAGTAATTCCTGGCACAGGTGCATCCTCATCAGGAGGAGCATCTGGTTCGTCAACAACAGTTAACTACTCTGGCCCTATATTGAACTTTAACTCTGAAGAATTTGTTCCTAAATCTGCTGTCGGTCAGATCATTAATTCAGCAGCATCTAAGGGTGCAGCAGCAGGAGAATCTAGAACAATGTCCACTCTGCGAAATAGCAGAGGGGCTAGAGCAAGGATAGGAATGTAATGTCAGTTGTTGCTTTAACTGCTTTCCTTACTGTTTATAAAACAGACGGTTCAGAACTTAAATTCCAGAACGGAAAACACACGGCTGTAGCTGGTCATAACTACTTGTCTTTCCTTTACCAAGGAGCAGCAATGAATAGATCAGGGGATAACTTAGAGGCTTCTCTTGTTCTTGCTAATAACTTATTAAGCATGAATCATGTTAAAGAATTTGTAGATAACAAATATTTAATAGAAGTAGAAACATTTTTAATGACAACAGATTTTAATAAAGATACGTCTGCTGCTAATGGGGGAAAGATAAGTGGTGAACTGTGGTTAGCTGCTGGTATGCGTTACGACTCTGAATCAATAGAGTTGATTTTATCTAGTGCCATAGACGCTGTTGGTGCAAACGCTCCACAGCAAACTTTGACAAAGGCAAGGTGTTCTCATCTTCCTTTAACTGGCTCATTGCAAAATCTTTGAAGCCTTACGAGTTAATAGGTCTTGAGTATCGTTTAGGATCTGATCCTACAAAACATGGCACTGGAGACTGCCTTTCTTTGGTTCGTACAGTATTGGGTCACTATGGTTTTACCGTTCCTAAAGGAGAGCGTGATTGGTATCGAAGATTAAAAAGAAAAGACTATAGTATCTTTTTTGAAGAATTAAATAGGTGGGGAGTTGAATCACCCCCTAAACTAGGAACAATTGGTCTTTGCAAATCAGATGATGCTTTGTATATGGCTGCGTTTTATGAGGAAGGATGGCTGAGTTACCAAAAAACATTAGGAAAGTCGGTGGTGAAATGGTTGCCGCTAGAAGCCCTTTCACTCGCAGGGTGCTACTTCCAACGGAAGCCGATCTCTGTAATACTCTCGGAATAACAGAAGAAGAATATTTTCAATTCTTAGAAGGTGTAGCTGCAAAAGTAAAGGAACAACCTGAAGCGTATGGTTTAGTTCATGGAATTTTTGCTGGACCTGGAGCAGGTGCTCTTGCTCTTTATCAAACAGCAGGTGGTATTAGTTTAACTTTTCTTGGTCAAGTTGCTGTTGGTGTTGCCTTAACTGCTGCAAGTGTCTTATTAGCACCAAAGCCTCCAAGCATGAGGCAAGGTACACAAGAAAGAACAGCAGATGTAGGTGGTACTAAGAAGTTTGCACCGCAATTTAGTTTTAATAGTGTTCAAGATTTAGCAAACTTAGGAGACTTAATTCCTCTTGTTTTTACTAATCGCCAACTAATAAATGGAATTGTTTACGGAGGTATTCGTGTTAATTCACAACTACTTTGGTCACAAATGGTTAGCTTGGGCAGCTACCAACAATTAAAAATACTTGCTCTATTTTCTTTAGGTGAAATAGCTAGAAAACCAGAGTTAAAAGGTTATGCCATTGGTGATTTATTGCTAGAAAACTATCACGCAGAAAAGATTTATAAGGACACTAGCGGGAATATTCCTTTCTTAATTGATGGTGGAATATTTAAAGGGGCAGATACAAATGTTTTTAGAGTTGATGATAAAAGACATTTTTCTGGAACAAGAAACCCTACAACACAAGCAACATTTGGATTAAGTAATCCAATGCCTAATGCTACTGCTTATAAATTGCCTTATCAATTAGTTAGAACTCGTAGTGACGTTAGTGGTGCTGATTATAGGCCAGCAGCAAGATTCACTTTTAGGAAGAGAAGAAAACTCCTTGGTGCGTGGCCTATGTGTGCAGGTTTTGTTAATTCTGGAACTACTAACCAGCAAAAAGGCGATGAGGATGCAACTGTTGGGGGTTCCTTGACATACCAGATAGTAGGTAGTGGAAAACTTGGTTTATATGAAGGTATTGGGTATCAGCAAGACAGTTCTAATGAAGATTTAACAATGGACCCTCATGGAGTTGAAGATATTAATTCTGGGATTAAAACAGTTAGAGAAGCTACTGATTCATATCTTGCAGTAGGTGAACAATACATGGCTGGATCAACCTTAATAACTTGTACGCAAATATTGGAAGATAATCTGCCTGTCAATGGAAGACCGTGGGATGGAACGAAAATAAGAAATATTAGTTTTAAAGTAATAGAAACTGGAAGGTATGAATCTGTTGACAACACTACGGATGGACTGGGTTATCATTGTCAGAATCCTTATTGGTTAGACGGAAAGAATGGTAGGCGTAGAGGAGATTTTTTTAGAGTCAAGACAAATGATTGGTTGCAGTGTTACTACGAACAAGAATACGATGATAGTCCTGAAACAGCAGAGCTTTACCCTCCAAATAGTCGGTATGCACTTCAAAAAGCTACTTTAGGAACTATTTCTAATAACAGAAAATGTCACATTACAGAGATAGGGATTAAGTCAAAAGTATTTAAAGAGATTCAATTTGCAAATGTAAATAGTAAACCTACAGAAGAAAAGATTTATGAAATTTATGATCATAATTCTTCACTTACATTAGGTAATATAAATAAATTTATTACTAGATATAGCTTCTTTAAGTTACAAGTTAGAAAGGTAGGGCAAGATACTTGGAACTGGTTGAAACCTAGTGCAAATACTAATGTTCATACTGGTTTGTTTTGTGTAAGAGGTAATACTCCAGAATTTCAATATAACTATATAAGAATAGATCAACCTACTTTAGACCAGTACGAATATAGATTTTTCCCTTGGCCTGGTGCTGCTGTTGTTAAAGAAGTACAAGCTTATGAAGCAAGACAAAGACACAATCCTATTAATGCTATTGTTTTAAATTCCAATGGTGCAAGGACAGCAGGATCTATAGATAAATTTACTTGTACTGTAAATGGAGAAGATTTTGTTGTTCAATTTGCAGGAGATAAAAACTATGTGCTGACTAAACAAAAATTAAGCAATATTGAATGGAATTTAGGTTCACCAAATAAAGTAAAAGTAGGAAACGCTTATTATCAAGTCACTGGGTTCCAAACAACTCACGATGGAAGTAGAGATGATTATTCAATAAGCAATTTACCAATAGCAAGACCCGTCGTAAGAATATTTACTAATAAGCTTTTCACGCCTAACACTGGTGCACATCATACCCTTATTGTTGGACATAAGAATCATCCTGCTGCTGGTTTTACCCAATATTCTTTATACATTAATCAAGCTGACGTAACTCCAAATATTCAAGGTCTTGATGGCCCTGCATGGGCTAATCATCAAGTAAAAGCACCAGGGGATACTAGCCCTGTTGAATTTCATTACACCACACTAGATGGTAGAGGAGGAAAATTTACGTTAGGTACTCATCAATCAAATACAAGCAGTGGAAATCCTATTTATGGAGTTACAAAAGATGAGCAGACAGCCTTAACAGCAACTCCTTCTTTCCAAGGAGAAGTAAATGTTCAAACACTTTCTGGAGATGATGGTTCAGGTTTAAAAGCTAATGTTGTTGTTTATTCTCTTGGTGTTGAGTGGTATGCCGAATGGTCTTTAAGTGATGTCGGACAAGACTATTCAAATAATCAGACTGTTTATATAGATAAAGACGATATTTTTACTAGCGAAATCATTAATGCTGGAGCGACAGATATACGATTTAATGTGAATGTTAATACGTCATCTTCTAGTGTTTACAGTGATGAAATTGGATCTGCTGAGTTGAATCCTTATGATGCTGCTTCTGATTTTTGGCAGTATGAAGGTGATAGATCAAGTCATTTAGACGGACCAGAACATCAGATCACATACTGTAATGAAATTGTAGAAACAGAAGGGGATAGAAAAGAAGGAGAACCAGCGACTTATGAAAATCTAGCTTACGCAGGATTAAGGATTAATAGTTCAAAAGAATGGACAAACTTTAGTCAGTTTTCTGCTTATTTTAAAGAAGGAGTAAAGGTGCAAGATATTATTCAGGGAAAAGATAACCAAGGTGAATGGGTTGGAGATAAAAGGGCAACAAATCTATTTCCTGAGATTGCTTTTGCCCTATTAACAGATAAGACGTTAGGAGCTGGAGCAGTTATTAGTGAATCTTCTGTTGATGATGTAAACATGACAGATGCAGCAAAGTTTTGTAAGGCAAATAACCTTTTCTGGGACGGAATGGTTGCAGATCGAGTAAATCTAAGAGAATTTATTTATCAACAAGCTCTTTACTGTTTATTAGATTTTACGATTATTGGAGGAAAATTTAGCTTATACCCTGCTGTTCCTTTTGATCCTAATACGTTTGAAATTGACCTAGATGGGCCACACTCAAAGCCCAAAATTAAAGCAATGTTTACTGATGGAAATATCAGTGACTTGAATGTTTCTTTCTTATCTCCAGAAGATAGACAAGCTTTCAAAGCAAATGTTCTTTATCGTCAAGAACAAGAAAATGGATTCCCTGAAAGAAAGTCTGCCATTGTTCAATTGGCTGAAGAAAAAGATGCCAATGGAAATGTTTTAGTTTCACATGTAGACGATCCATTAGAAACTTTTGATTTAAGTGGTTTTTGTACTAGCCGTGCAGCAGCAGTTCTGTTTGCAAAATACACATTAGTTTTAAGAAAACATCTAGATCACACAGTAAGTTTTAAAACAGCCCCTCATTACATCAACGGGGTTAGACCTGGTGACTACATCAGAGTATTTTCAACAACACAACACGTTCAAAGATTTAACAATGGAGCAATTCTTGAAGATGGAACTGTCGTAAGTAAAGACACCATTATCGGTAGCAAGACTTTCTACTATTGGAATCCGTCAACAATAGTTGCTGGCGAAATAATGCCAGTAACAGAAGCCACAGTAGATTTTTCTAACACAAACGCTGTTAAAGCTTTTGCTGGTTCGTTATTTACGATCAAAGAAGAAGAAGCATCTGATCAGTGCTACAAAGTAGAAAGTATTACTTTCGGAGATGACGGTCTTGTGGAATTAACTGGTTCGTACGCAGAATTAACAGCAGACGGTAAACTAGCAATGTTACAAAATTGGTCTAATTCAAATACTTTGATCTTTACTGAAGGGGATTAATGGCAACTGCAAGAGCTTTTCCAAGCATTAAACCAACTTCCAGAAGTTACACGCCTGGGAATTATCCAAGTACAAACTTTGAATCTTTGGATGGCACAAAGACACATATTCGTTATGGAAACAAAAGAGTTAATGCAACCTTGAGCCTTGGCTTTTCAAACATTACTGATGCTGATGCTGCTTTGATTTTGGCTAATTATGAAGATGTAAATTCTGATTGGGATTATGTAACTTTTGCTTCTGCAAGTGGAACAGCAGGAGTAGGTAGTACAAGCCTTTCTAATTATTTTAAAGAGGATGGATCAGGGTTAAAGTGGCGTTATTCTGGGCCTCCTTCTGTTACAAGTACCTTTAAAGGTATGAGCAATGTGAGCTGTAGTTTTGTTGCTTGCCTAGATGCCCCTTAGAATAAA